AGCTGACTTTCCTGTTGAGTTTTATGAGAGAGAGGTTTTATGTGGTTTGCTATGGCCCAAAGTGGCTATTTGGGTTGAGGAGTAAGATATGGATAAAGTAAAAATATACAATAAGTTGGGCCAACTCGTCGGGTGGTACATCAACGGGGTGGTGCAAGTCTACTCCCCCGACCTCCAGAAGGCGAAAAAGGGATGTCCAGAAGGCGCAGACCTTGTAGAATTTCTGAAGAGTCGGGGGTTTCGTTTTGAGTAGAGACCTCTTTGCCGAAGTAGGCGCCATACTAACTGAGATGGGCGGCCCCGGTTCTGGCCACCATGGTCACAAAGGCCGCAAAGGTAAGCGCGGTGGATCGGCCCCTTCTAAAGCTGGTGGGATTTCTAGCCCTCAACCGGTAGGTGGTGCTTGGTCTTCTTGGCACGCATTCGAGGTGGATGTTATTCAGGGGAATATAGACCCTGATTTCTCGATACAGGCTGAGGTGGATAACACTTTGTACGAGGTTAAGCTTGAAAGCTGGTGGGAAGGATGCATGGAGTCTCGAGGGTTGGGTAAAACTTCTTGGGGATCTATAGATAGGAGGTTTGAGGAGTTAATGGCAGCGGAAGCTGGTTGGGATAGGGTTGATATATCGGGTTTTATAGATAATACCCACATAGCTCCATATGGTGCCACATACATCGGAAGAAAAGTCCTGCGGGTAAAAAGCGACTTTATCATTTCTCAAGTCGAATCCCAACTCGTTCTCAGCCCCGAAGGTGGATGGGTAGAGAAAGGCGGACCAGGAAGTGGCCATTGGGGTCACGCTGGTCGAAAAGGAAAGAGGGGAGGGAGTTTGCCGGGGGCAGTCGGCGTTCTTGGCGCTGCGGTTGTAAGCCAGTTGGAGAAGGATGGTTACGATCCGGGTATACTGGTGTCTATAGGTCGAGATGCCCGCGACCGGGGTTTTACCTCCCTTCTGGGGGATCTGCATGATGAGGTACCCGAGAATGAGTACATGAAGTATGCAGATGCCTACGCAGAAGCAAGGTTATTCACCAGCGGGGGATTTAGTGGTCAAAGCGACCCAGGATTTAGGCATGTGTCTCTCAAACGTTTCGAGAGGGACTTAGCAAATCCAGAGCGTCGGTGGATACCAAAGCAATTGGCAGCAGCAGCTATAATCAAAAGTATGGTAGAGCAAGATTTAAGAAGTACTCCTCGTTTATACCGCGGTTCAGATTGGGAGGGCTCTCTATCTGTGGGAGACAAGGTAGATTTTGGGACCTTGGGGCGTGAGTTTTCGAGCCTTAGTCCCGCTGGTGGGGCTTTTGGGGCTCGTAAATATACGTTTATTTTGGATAACCCACAGAGAGGAGCAAACCTTAAGAATTTTTCTAATCACCCCGAGGAGAAACCTTGGTTGATAAAAGGAAACTATAAGGTATCTTCTATCAAAGGTAAAAATATTACTATAGTACCGGGTGGGGTATCTAAGAGTGATTTTATCATTTCTCAAATCGAATCCCAACTCGTTCTCAGTCCCGAAGGTGGGTGGGTGGAAGACGTGCTTGTTTCCGAACAACGGGTGGCAACATCTCTATCGAGCTTATTTGAGTGAGGGAGACTTGTATTATGCTTACTAGTGAACTAATCGATCATCTAGAAGAGATTCGAAAGCAGCATGGAGACTTACCTATCTATATATTTACTGATGGGACGGGCCCATCAACTTGCATGGATCTCGAGCGAGTAGATGTAGGTGAGGCTTGGTTCGCGAACAGTCCCGAGACGGTACGAAGTGCAGTGATTCTAAGTTTGTATGGAGTGGATTAGAAAGGTAGCAGTATGGGCAAAGTAAAAATCTATAACAAGCTGGGCCAGCTCACTGGCTGGCTTGTAGTACAAGTCTACTCCCCCGACCTCAAGAAGGCGAAAAAGGGATGTCCAGAAGGCGCAGACCTTGTAGAATTTCTGAAGAGTCGGGGGTTTCGTTTTGACTAGGGCTCCCGACTGGCTAGATTCTCTCCCACCAAACTGGGAGGAAAAATACGACCGAAGACTTGTCGCAATGATTAGGGAACGGATGAACCGGGACAAATCCTTGGCCGTTCCTAAGAAGTATGCGAAGTACGTCGAGAGCATCCAAGAGTACGCCCGGGAAGTTCTCAAAGTTGAGTGGTGGGACAAACAAGTGGCGGTTGCTTTGTCATTCCAGATGAACAAATATACAATCGTCCCAGCATCGTTCGGTGTGGGCAAAACGTTCATTGTGGGTGGGCTTATCAACTGGTGGTTCGATGTTTTTGATCCTTCGATTGCACTGACAACCGCTCCCACCTGGCCCCAAGTCGAGAAGCTTCTGTGGGGCGAAATCCGAGATCAGCGCCCAGAGGGATCTGTCGGAAAAACTTACTCTACGGAAATTAAGCACTCTGCTAAACACTACGCCCTAGGATTGTCAACCGACCGAGAGAACCGGTTTCAGGGGTTCCATGAGGAGAGGATATGTGTGGCACTCGACGAAGGTCCTGGTATCCGAGCGCCGATTTGGGACGCCGCAGTTGACAACATCCCAGTTGGACCTGATAACCGAGTTATTGCTATTGGAAACCCCCTAGAGAGATCTGGACCATTTTACGACGCTGCGAACGATCCTACCTGGCATTGTATACACATTGGTGCACTCGATCACCCCAATATACTGGCAGAACTACAAGGAGAGGATCCTCCCTTCCCAAAAGCTGTCCGGTTGGAGTGGGTGCAAGAACGAATAAGGAAGTGGTGTGCGAGAGTCTTTGACCCGCTACCAGAGCAAAAGGTAGAACTTTTTCAATTTCCTCCGGACTCGGACCAGTGGTGGAAGCCCAATCCCCTCGCAGAGTCCAAGGTCTTAGGCTGGTTCCCAAGCGAGGGGGAAGATCAAATCATTCCCATGTCTGCCGTGGACGCCGCAGTCAAACGAGTTGAGAAACCAGGCCAGCCTGTTCGGTTCGGAATAGATGTTGCCTTCGGTGGGGGAGATGAGTCAGTGATTGCTGGGATTTTCGGACACCACGCCGAAATACTATGGACTTTTGAGGGAGCAGATGTGATGACTGTGGCTGGCCAGGCGGTTCGTCTGATTAGAAAACATCACCCTCAGGAGGTTCGGGTAGATATTATTGGAGTAGGGTCTGGTGTACACGACAGGCTGAAGGAACTTAGTGAGCTTGGAGATCTTCCGGAAGGAGTCAAGATTCTCGAAGTCCATGTCCAGAAACCACCTATCAATGAGAAAGACTACACGGAGGAGTTTTGGTCTTTGAGAGATCAGCTCTGGTGGATGATGCGTTTGGGTATTACGGAAATGGACTTGCCAGATGATGAAGTTTTGCAGTCACAGATGATTGCACCAAGGTGGGGGGTGACTTCCCGGGGTAAAATTATTGTCGAGCAGAAGGACAAGATGAAGGACCGGGGAACTAAGTCGCCAGACCGAGCAGAGGCGGTCATGTTAGCCTGGCCCGATGTGGGATTTTTCGATGGGAAGCGGTGGAGAAAATTAAAATTCTTAAGCCCGGGCATGATTGTTTCTGCTGACCGAGGAGACAGGTTTGAGCTGCGGTATTTACTTCAGCCACCCTTTACAGTTCGAGGCCCAGCTTCTGGGAGAACTTATCACATTTTAGATAAAAAGCCATTCCCAGTGAACGAGGAAGATTTTCAACCCATGAAGGAGATGCGTTATCATACAGTTGACGGCTTCTACCCAATGTTCCGCTGATATTATCAATTTAATAGACGAGTCCCTTGGTGAGTACAAGGAGATGGGTGGGCCCGGTTCTGGACACTGGGGCCACAAAGGGCGGAAAGGGAGGCGCGGTGGTTCCGCTCCCAGCAAGGCTGGAACTGTGGCCAAATCCCCATATTTGAATTCTGTGCTCGAGGGGAGGGTCGACACGTATGTCCCACCCAGCAGCCGAACGGATCCTATTGCCAATGAGATTATCAAAGAGCAGGGGTTCGATGGCAAACCGGATGTGGTGACTGCTTCTGAGCTAAATGAGTTTGTGAATTCTGGGGAGAGGGAGCTTTACCGTGGAGTATCTAGGGGGGAGTATGCCGAGGAGTTGATGTATGGAGATTCGTTTGAGACGGGGACCGGTATGCATGGCGCAGGGTTATATACAGTTTACGGCGAGAATGCAGATAGTACTGCAATGTACTTTGGAGCTAAGCAAGGAGAAAACGCAACTATAATTCGGATGTCTCTGAAAAAAGATGCTAACGTTATAAGTGAGTCTGCGCTTAAGGAGGAGATGGAAGGATGGCTAGCAAGCCGGGAGAGCGTAAAAGTAGATCCTGATACTCTGAGGACCCAAGCCTTTGCTGCTGCGAATCGTGGCGATAATAAGACTGCGAATAATCTTATGCAGGCCTCTTACATAGCAGAACAGCATGGAGATGTCGTAGGACACATAGCGACAGGAGATCGGGGGCGGTTTGCTGCTGCTAGCGGTTATGATGCAATAGATGTATCGGAGCAGGGCTACATGGTGGTTTTAAATAGATCTGCACTGCGAATAGCAGAGAACCCAATGAGTGCAACAGCACCTAAACGAGGTTCCATAAAGTCTCCTCGAGTACTGCCGTCGCAACAGGTGGATGTGAGCAAAATTGTCCCAAGTGCTGTTTTGCCGAAGCATCGAGTTAGCTGGCTGAGAAATCAAATAGAGAGTAAGCGTCAGCAGGCAATCGCAGCGGCAGAGAAGGTAGCAACATCCAAATCGCCGGGGACAGTTAAGAAATGGCATACGCGGAGGAAATACTTAGAGCAGGATATGCACCATCTTATTGCTGTTCTGGAGGGACGCGTTGAGTAGGGGGAATTTTTAAAAATTTCTAGCACCTGATGCTTATTAAGGTGTAATTATATGGCAAAAGATATGGGCGTGGAAGGAATAGATTACATAGTTTGTAGGGTATGCGGTGCCAAGGCAAGGCGTTTAGATAACCGCCATCTACCGTTTAAGCATGGGATATCTTCGGTAGAGTATCTGGAGAGGTTTCCTGAAGCACCGCTAATGTGCAGTGAGACGAGGAGGAAATATTCCAAGACCACTAAGGAGGCGTGGAGTCGGGGAGACCACAGTAGTGGTGAAACAACTCGGAAAAAATCTAGAGCAGCAACTGCAGCGTGGAAGGATCCTGATAGACATCATGAGATGTCGGGTAAGATAAAGGAATCTTGGGATAGGGGCGATCACGAGGGAGCATGGACGGAGGAACTCCGAGTACGGCAATCTAGGAAGATAAGGCAGTGGTGTGAGAATAACCCGGATGAGGTACAGGCTAATATGCGGAGAGCCCGAGAGGCTAAAGTTCTACTTGGAAACCGGGCGGTGTATACCGACGAAGTCCGTGCAAGGATGTCTGAGAGCGTAAAAGAGGCTTGGCGGAGAGGCGACTACGATGGAGTTTTTGACTCCCCTACTTCTATAGAGATTGATGTATCTCGGGCTCTGGATGAGAAGGGGATTAGGCACATATCTCAGTATAGGCCGAAGGGGTATTATAGGATCTACGATGAGTTCGTGCCTCCCAGGACACTAATTGAGGTTCAAGGGTCCTACTGGCATACTCTCCCTGACATGCAGGAGCGAGATATAGAAAAGGCTAGGTGGGCGCATCAGAATGGATACTTTGTGGTTGCAATCTGGGATTTTCAACTGGAGGAGTACGGAGCAGATTTTTTAGTTGAGAATTGGATTCTGCCGCTAAGTTCTACCAAGGGTGTGGGGGCTCCTCATATGGAGAGGTTATTCTAATGGCAGCAGAACCGAAGAGAAGATCAGTAGCATATCTGGATGTAAACACAAGACCATTTTTACAGCCGTCTCGTGTGCCTTCTATGTTCTCAAGCACGCAGTGGCGGTATCTGGCATCAGAGCCTGTAAACCTTTCGTACCAGACACATCTTGTGAGATCCTTGAAACTTGAGTATAAGTTTACTCCAAAGAAGGGGGTGGACCCAAAGAGCGATGAAGTATTAGAGATAACTGAGTATTATGAGGAACTTTTCGAGCATGTTAGGTTCGATCTCCTAAAGGTTATGTGGGAGAAAGATAGCTACGATCTACCTTTTGGGGGTTCTTTAGAGATTATGTGGTGGCCAGATGGTGCGTTTGGTGGGAAGTTCCCTGCTGGTTACCCTGCTGGAATAGTGCACGTGGATGCTGGTACGATGTATATCAATCAAGGCAACCCAAACTATCCATACGTCCAGATGGATCCGAATGACAATCAGCGGCCAATCGCGTTTAAACGTCGAGAAATTGCTCGACTTATGTACCTTCCGCAGACGAGCATAAAGCTCTTTGGGTATCAAAAAAGCCCTGTAGAACAAAATTATCAAGTGATAGAAGCGTTGGCAAGGCTTTATACTTATGATTTGAAAAGTTTATCGGATACCCCCATTGCAGGAATCTTGGATTTAATGGATTTCTCGGAAGCGGACGTGACAGAGTGGAAAAAAGGTTTCGAAGAAATGATGATGGGTGTGAATCCCATTAAGATTCCTTTGCTGTATGAACACGAGACTCCTGCCAAATTTGTTCCTTTTGGTCAACCTGAGCTGAATGTTAGCGAAAAATGGAAGCATTACGCGGAGAAATGTGGAACACCATATGGTTTGACCATAGGTAGCCTTGGCCTGGCGGAGCACGATAGGACGCTTGCTGGAGCTCGTGTACAGAGGTTAACTACCCAACGCACTGGCGTGGGTGGGTTCGCCTACGACGAGAAGCGGGCGATCAACCGGCAGTTCTTCCC